GAGGCACTGAGGATTACGGCAGAGGCTACGGTTGCAGCAACGCAATACGATCCAGAGTTTAGCTCATGGATTCAAGACAATCCAGAAGCCTGGATTCTTATTAACTGGCTTCTTCCATACACCCCAGACAACATTGGGTTTGGTCTCTCCTCAACGGTGCGAAAGTTGGGCGTGGCCAAGGGTATGGCTGGAGAAGGGTTTGATGTTGGACGTTTCCCACAAGAGGGATTCAATCAGGTTGTATCTGCTTCGCTACCTGGGTCGTGGCGACTTGGATTCAATGCTGCAAACCAGATATTCACACAGAATCCGGTCGCGGATTTGGCCCCAGATAGTCTGAACATTACAGACATTCTGCAAGGAAAGAATTAAACCCAGAAAATCTGGGTGGTAATAGATAGGAGTACAGTAATGCCGGATGAAGTCGTGGCACAAGCTCCAGTAGAGTCAGCTCAAGTTCCAGCAGAGGCTACGGCCCCTGCTGAGGACACGCTCACTCAGGCTGAGGGTGAAGATGTCGCCACTTATAAGAAGCGGCTGGCTGGTAAGGACCAAGCCCTGACCGCCACCAAGAAGGAACTCGATGCTATCCGTAAGGAAGCCGATGACCTGAAGAGGTGGAAGGCTGAGATCGAAGAGAAGAACCTTTCGGAATACGACAAGGCTCAACTTAAGATCAAGACGCTTGAGGAGACTCTTGCTAAACAGCAGGATGAAGCTCGTCAGGAGCGGCTATCGAGGCAGCACCCACTCTACGCACAGTTTCGCCAGGACACTGTGAACTTGGATGAAGAGGGCCGAGCGGCCGCCTTTGAAAAGTTCCTTGCTTCCCGCGTTTCTGAGGTTGAGTCGGAGCCTCGAATTGATCCAAATAATCCACGACGAGAGCCAGTAGTGGAGAAATCAACGTCAACGAGTGCTGAAATCAGTGATCGATTGAAGGCTCTTGGCAATCCATTTAGTAGATAAACAAAGGAGAATGTAGATGGCTACCACCACTACGGCAACCTCAGGTTTTTCTGATCTCGTACAGGAACTTGTTTCTGCACGAGCGCAAGAGGAACTGCGAGCACGAGCCGTTCATGCGATGCCAGGGCTTTACGTCCCTGCTCGCTTCATTAAGGGAACGAATACCCTTCGTTACGCACGTTATGCTGACCTTGCGGTCAACACCACGGCGCTTACGGAAGGTACCGCTCCAACCGATGGCGCTCTGACCATTTCGTCCGAGTACTTCACCGCTGCACAGTTCGGTGCGACGGTTGCAGTCTCTGACCTTGCTCAGATCGACTCGCCGCATGACCTGATTTCTATCGCTGCAGAGCGCATTGCTTACAATGCGACCCGCTCGATGGACGTTCTTGTCCGCGACGAGATTCACAGCACCGCAAAGACGAGCGCAATCTTTGGCGCCACTGGCGCAACGACGCTTACCGCAAACACTGCTAACTCGGCTGTTGCCGCTGCTGGTGTGTTGACGGGAGCGTTCGTGAAGCAGATGGTTGCTCGGCTCAAGGGCAGCAACGTTCCACAGTTCGCTGATGGCACGTTCCGCTGCATCATCCACCCTTCACAGGAGTATGACCTTGTGTCAGACACTTCGGTAAACGGCTGGATCGAAGCAAACAAGTACGTCAACCAGATGCCACTTCTCACGAATGAGATTGGTATGTTTGCTGGCGTGCGCTTTATTGTGTCTTCGGACGCCAAGGTCTACGCGACCGCTGGTGCTTCGAGCGGCAACGTGTACAACGCTCTGTTCCTCGGACCAGACGCTTACACGATTGGCGATTCGCAGACGCTTCAGTCGTACTTCGTGGCTCCAGGCGGCGATCATACTGATCCGCTCGCTCAGAAGGCACTGGTCGGCTACAAGATGCGCTTCGGCTCCCTCCTCCTCGATGAGGCTGGCGCCCGTTACCGCATCCTGAAGACGCAGGCAACAGTCGCTGTCTAATCGTTTAGACAGGTGAGTACCCCCGATGTCGCTTGACATCGGGGGGAAACCCTACTAGAATAACTCTGGGCAATCATGCCTAAATACCCAGAGGAGTAAGATGAATGTATTAGTTTGGGGCACTGCCGAACAAGGTCCTTGCGCTTATTTCCGTGGTCATATGTATGACGAAGAGTGGAAAAAGATGGGCATCAACGTCAAGCACATTGACAAAGTCAACTTCATTGCCAAGGATGGCGCACAGGGCCTCTCCCAGGATGAGGCGATGCGAAAAGGTCTGCTGTCGGTAGACACCAGCGACATTGACTGGGCAGACATTGTGATGTTCCGCCGCTACTACAACTGCTCCGCCAAGTGCAACACCTGTGGCGCGGCGACAAAAGATCCAGCCGCCATTCAGGTACACCCACACAAGATGGAGTTTCGCGACGCCATCACTGAGTGGATGTGGCCAGCCTTTGAGTCTGAAGCATTTAATAAAGCGGTCATCTACGAGACGGACGACAATCACTTCCAGATCCGTACGTGGAATGGATACCACCCAGACGTTCAGGCAGAGCGACCGCTTATTGAACGGATGGCACGGAGGGCTGACCTCGTTACTGTCAGCACGGGTCCAATCAAGGATGCGTATTCACATCTCAACGAAAACATTCAGGTGATTAGAAATGCAATTGATCCTTCGATTTATACAACAGATGCTACTCGCCCAGAACACGGTGGTAGCAAACCACGCGTGGTCTATTACGGCAGCACGGCGCGAATGCGTGACTACGCTGGATACCCCAGCGGTGTTGGCGGAAAGTGGGAAGGCGGATACGCTGGTAAAGCGATAGAGGACCTTCGTAAGGAACTCTGGAATGTCTTCATCGGCGTTAACCCAGGGACGGAACACGTCATTGTCCCGTTCTTTGATGAGGCGTATCCCTACGTTGAGAACATCCGACAGTTCTCCCAAACGCTGGCAGGAAGCCACGCAGACATTGGGATTGCGCCGCTCGGAGGGGATGACTTTGACCGCTGCAAATCAGAACTCCATTGGCTGGAATACGCAATGGTTGGGGCGGCATTCATTGGCGAAGGATTCAAGTACGGAGAAGCCCCCTACTCAATGGTCAACCACGGCGTTGACGGACTCGTTGTCCGTGGTCGACAGCAATGGTTTGACGCAGTAAAGAGTTTAGTTAGAAGCAAGGACCTGCGGGATCAGTTTGCAGGCGCCGCTAAAGAACGAGTGCTTAAAGAATACGACTATAAGGATCGGGCCAAGGAATGGGCCGATGCCTTCAAATGGGCAGTAGAGCATAAGGGGATTTGGAAGCATGGCAGAAACACTCAGCAGTCTTCGAACGATGGTCCGCAGGGATCTTCGTGACGCAAACGGTGCAACCTGGTCAGACTCAGAGGTTGATGATTTAATCAACTCTGGTATTGACTGGGTCAATGGATTTTACCCAAAGGAAGCAATTCAAACAACAGCGTTTACTCAACCAATTTCTGGCTCTGTGTTTTCTGTTGCAGCAACGGATGTTTCATGGCCATTTAGAGTCGACGCATATGATGCTGCAGGAAAATTTAAGGAAACAGTTTTACCCACCACTTCAGATGGTCCAAACTCTGGATGGGAAATTCACAACAACATTGTCTTTTTTCCTCCGCACTACACCCTTTCTTCTCCAGGTACGCTTCGCATTTTTGGATACAGCACGTTTATTCAATTGTCTTCTAGCACATCTACGACAGACATGGATACCTCTGCCATCAATGCTGTTCGAGTGTGGGCTCAGGCGGAAGCTTTTAACCGATTGCTTTCCGACCGAGTAGCGTTTCAACAGTGGCAAGTCCAGTCTGGAAACTCTGACGTGTCAGCTTTGTCCATGAACCAGATTGCACTGTCTAACCAGCAACGCGTCAAACGGGAGGAAGCCCGTCTCCGCAAAATGCGGAGGCTCGGATAATGGATTTTAATCGACCAATTACTTATCAGGTTGCTGGTGGGTCAACCATTGACTTTAACAGCATTGCCGTTTCTGACGTTACTACACCTGCTGCTCGCGGTGGGTATAAAGTGCTGTCTGCGCGATTCAACGAAGCCCCACTTGTAGGATACGTCGACAAACGGGCGCTCCGTGATGGTGCCGACATTGCAGACACTTATATTGGTACCCGCACATTGTCTATTGTTTGCGGAGTATTCGGTACATCAAGCGGTGACCTTGGCGATAAGGTTCAAGCCTTCCTCGACGCAATGCGCCCAATCCCTAGGACTTACGAAGCAGACTACGGGTTCCGGCAGTTAGCGTTTTCTCAAGCTACTATTGACACTGCAAACTATTCTACTGGGTTTGTTCCAATGATGATGCTTGTTCGTCCAGCAACTATCCCAACGGTTACGCTAACGTCATCCCAATCAATTGGGGCATCCTCTAAAGGATTTGCTGCAACGGTTGGCTTTACGCTGTTGGCAAAAGCGCCGTATCGATATTCCGCCACTGAGCGAAGTATCTCTATCACGGTATCTTCTGCCAGTACTTCATTTCCAAATCTTGGATCGGCTGTTGCTTACCCAACGTTTGAGCTAATCTATTCCTCGGCAGTATCGTATGCGGCTGCAACTGTCGCGTCCGTAACATTTACGATGGACTCTCAGGTTCTCAAACTAAACAACCTGGACTTTATCCAGAAAACGTCGACAAACGAAGTCCGATGGTACGTTAACTTCGAAAACCAAACCGTTCTTCGCGGACTTAGATCTACTTCGGGAGGATCGTACGTTACGACCCTTAGACAAGACGTGATTGATACTGCGGTCTATAATTTTGGAACTATCCCGCCTACGGATGATGCGGCAACCGTTCTTACAACATCTTACACTGGGAACACTCTCGGGCTTATTACCGCGACATACCGTGAGGCGTGGTACTAATGGCGTTTAACTACATTCAGTTTTCCAGCAGCACTGCCGACCTAACTCTTACCCGAACACGAACCATTTCGGCGGCTGTCTACGACAGCGCGACGAATACGGTTGACACTTCCTTCACTGGCGTCATCGCTTTCTCTGTTGACACAACATCAATTGGAACCATTTCTATCGGCACGGCAAGTGCTACAGCAGTTGCTGGCATTGCCACGTCTGTGGTCACAGCGGCTGGCATTGGTCAGGTAAACATCAGGGCGCATTACAGCACCGCTACGGCGGACGGAACGCAGTCGTTCAGCGTCGTTGCTCGCAACATTGTCTTCACTTCTTCTACGGCGGAGATTGCCGCTGGATTCTCGCGCACCCTAACCGCAGAGCTGCGGGATACGACGGGCGCGATTATGACCAACGACTCCACGACCCCGATCACTCTGACCAAGACGGGGGCTGGTGCCGTTGCTGGACTGACCACCGCTACTGCCGCTGCTGGCATCATCTCCGCCGCAGTCACGGCGACGACAGGCGGCTCCATCACCATTACAGGGGCATATAACTCCACCGTAACCAGCGGTTCTACTACCTTCACAATCCAGCCATACCACATCGTCATCTCTTCATCAACGGCCCCCCTTGCGTCTGGGAATAACCTTAACCTCATTGCTGAGGTTCGTAACATTTCTCTTGCCGCAGATACAACGAACGCATCGGTGGTTACATTTGCCCAAAGCGGAGCTGGCACAGTTTCCAACACTGGAACTGCTACTGCTGTTAATGGCGTTGCCTCGCGCTTAGTCACCGCTGCTACTGTTGGTGCGCTGACAATTACTGCATCTGCCACCAGCGCAATCTCTGGGACAGCAGAAATGGAAGTTGCCAACGCAACCCGCATTAACTTGTCTGGTGCGCAGGGACGATGGTACTCCCAATCGCCATTCCGCATCACGTTGTGGGACATGACTGGAACAGGGCGTGGCCGAGGGACAGTCAAGGCGGTAATTTCTGATGCAAAATACATTGGAGTTTCGTCGTATCTCAACGAAGGCGGCGAATCGTTTTTCACTCTGCCGTACAACCACCCTCAGATCTCGCAGTGCTTGCCACTTGAGCGGCACTACCGCATTGACCGATGGGACGAAGAGGACGCAGTCTACAGAACAGTTGGTAGCGGTATCCTACAGGACTATCAAGCAACCGACAATGAGACCGTGTTTTACGGCATTGACTACATGGCTGCGCTCAACCAAACCATAACCGATGTGTCTGGAATCATTGCCAATCCGTCATCTACTGTATCATACGACAACAAAACGGTCTCCGAAATTTGGCAGTCGGAGTTAAGCGCAGCTAAAAACGCAGCTAACTCCCGGTTGGGGTTTATTGACGTCGAAGCAACAATCAGCCCGTCTATAAAAACGTACGACATCTTTACTGCTGGCGAGCAACGTGGCGAGTTCTTGTTTAACATTACTGCCATTGCCCAGGAAGGAACAACTAACAAAGTTGTTTTTGGTAACAGGATTGAAAGCAACTTGCAATCTTACAACTCGTTCTTCCTTGACATGAATCATTCCACAACTCCAAATAACAACATCCGTCTTGTCTACGGTTGGAATGTTAAGCGGTTCTCATATAGCCCAAACTTCCGCAATTTACGAACTCGCGCTGTTCTTATTGCAACCAGTATCTTTGGTTCTTCGTCTTCTAAAATTTGGTCAGACTATGCCACGTCGGCACTTGTTTCAACGTACGGTATCATCGACCGCGTTGACGTCCAAGAAGACCTTATTTCTCAAGACTCTGTTTCTGCGAGAGCTGCTTATAACTTAAACGAGTCCGCCCCCGAGCGATTGAAAGTCATTAATCTTGCGGTCGTCGACGGATCCGTTATCCCGTATAAAAATTACAAGTTGGGTGACGATATCCGAGTCGTAATTAAGCGCGGCATTGTAGACATTGACACAAACGTTACGCTTCGCGGCCAGCAGTGGGTTGGACGAGAGGACGGCTCAGAAGAACTGTCGTTTGATTTCTATAACAAAAGCCAGCGAGAGTTTGAGTTGGTTTCGTATAGAGAACAAAGCCCAATTTCTAAGATTGAGGTGGACACTACCATTTTTGAACCAACTACGGACGCTGGACCAAATCACCTTTCTGCTGTCCCAATCAACGACCCGTTTGCTACTGGGGCATCAGGGGAGATGGATACCAGCCCATCTGCTCCGTCGCAACCACAAGACCAAGCCTCTCCACCTCCTCCACCAGGGAATGATGGAAGCCCAGCTAACCTTCCAAAGAAGCCGTCCGCAAATGTTCCGCTTAAGCCAACACCAGTTACAACGGTGACTACCGTTGGGGCAACAACAACTATCACAACCACAACGGGCAAGAAGAAAAAGACATTCTCGTACACAAAAATAGGCCGATGACATCCTCCCACTTTCATTCTCTCCTTGAGGCAATTGACGGAGTTCGTTCCGATCTATCTGCAAAACTTGACAGCATAGAAGAACGCCTGCGGGAGGTTGAAACATTTCAGCACCGCCTAGAAGCAATAGATGATACTAGACAAAATCACGCTTTATCGTTACGATGGAAGTTAGGGATCGCTGTAAGCGCAATCGGTACAATGATTACCGTAGCCTTGAAGGTCTTTGGGGTTGCTAACTAGGGAGGCATTATGTCCTATGTGGACGACATTGTTAAACTACGTCAAGACGGGATGTCTTTTTCGCAGATTGGCGCCAAGCTTGGAATCACCAAGGACGTTGCTCAAAAGCGATACATGAGGCTTGACAGGATTGCCAGAGATCTTTACAATCAAGGAATTCTTGCTAAAGAAGTAGATGATTCTAACTTAGATAAATATAATACTTCCTTAGGAAGTAGAGTTCCACACTTCGTAAGGCAGGTTGATCCAGTGATATTAGACTATCTCCCACGGGTAGGGGCTCCACTCTCCTCTTCTCGTGGCGAGATAGTCGTGTGCGTAGGAGATTTCCAATTCCCATTTGAGGACGGAGATGTCTTTGCTTCATTCCTTACATTCATTGCCGTAGAACGACCAGACCGCATCGTGCTAACTGGGGACATTGTAGACCTGACATCCGTGTCGTCATACGATAGGGACCCTCGTCTCGGACTACCAGTCCAAGATGAGTTGGCACACGCGCATCGACGATTAGCTGAGATTCGAGCAGCGACTGGTCCGGACACTGAGATCTATTTCATTTACGGGAATCACGAGGCACGACTGTCCAAGTGGTTAGCCAAGAAGGCACCAGAGTTGGTTGGGTTAACGGACGCAAGCGGGGCGGAGATGCTATCTCTTTCAAGTCTTTTGCGGTTTGACTCTCTTAACATCGTAGCATGCGTAGATCAGAACGCAGCGTTTACTGGACCAGATCATTTCCGATCTTATTACAAGATTACAGAAGATCTTATTGCAACACATGGAACTTACTCCCGCACGGCTGGCGGTGGGGCTTCGATAATCCCCATTGCAGACGCAGCGGGAGTTTCTGTTGTCGGAGGTCATGACCATTCTCAGGGCATTTCGTTTAGGACAATCGGTGGGTTTGCTGACCTTCCAGAGAAGCGCATTGCCGCTATCTCTACGGGGATGATGTGTACCCGCACTGACCTAGGCTACCTTGCCCAGCATCAGGTCAGCCGATGGTCGGCTGGCTTTGCTGTCATTGAGCTATGGGGCAACAACGCTGGTGAGTGGCAGCCAGACTTCGCGTCGTGGACGGGAAGCGAACTGGTGTGGCGCGGTCGTCGGTACGCATCCAAGTGAACATCGACGAGCTGATCTCTCGGCAAGTTGCCATCGACTTTGATGACACACTTGCCATTGAAGTGATGGGGGAGATCATCCCAACCAAGGGCGCAAAGGAGGCGATGTCAAAGCTTTGGCAACAGGGCTACATCATCGTCGTCCATTCTGCCCGAGCATGGGAGGGCTTTGTCGACCGAGGCGAGAAGACTCAGTGGATGGCGGAGTGGCTGCATAAGCATCATATCCCATATCACAAGATCCACACTGGCTACGGGAAGCCTGCTGCGATAGCGTACGTCGATGACAAGGCGATTAAGTATGAGAACAATTGGAAAGAGATTGTTGACTGGCTCATTGCTCGCAAGGGCGTAGAGTTCAGCCACGGAAAGACTGGAGTGAAGAAGTGATTGTTATTCTTGGAAGTGGGCAAGCATCACAGCACATTCAGGATGAGCTAAAGAAGCGCAAAGAGAAGTTTGTTGTACTGAGTAGGAAAGACTATGCCGACCGAGAAGAGTTGGTCAGCCTAATCAAGGATGCGGACCCAGTGTCTGTCATTAACTGCGCGGCACAGCGGGATATTGTTCTGTGTGAGGAGCGACCTGGTACCGCAATGGAAGCAAACGTCTATCTGCCAGAGGCGGTGTCGATTGCTGGCTTCCATCAGATCTACCTTAGCACCGACTACGTCTACGATCTAAACAAAGAGAACCGCATGCTGCATGAGGACGAACCGACTAAGGGTGCGCTGTCAGTCTACGGGGACTCGAAGTGGCGAGGTGAGCGCAAGGTACTCGAACACGGTGGCGCGGTAGCTCGGATCAGCAGTCCGTTTGGTCCACGCAAGTCACCATTCAAGCCATCGTTCCCTGACTTTGTCTCCTCGTCATTTAAGAACCTTGAACTGCCAGTCGACCAGCACTTCAAGCCAACCTACATGCCAGATGCTGCTGTTGCAATCGTTAACTTGGCGCTAGGGAAATCGACTGGAGTCTTCCACGTCGTCAACGAGGGAACGACCGACTGGGCGCTTCTTGCTAAGTTTGTCCGCGAACAGGTAAGGAACAAGTCGAAGGTCATGCCCGTCACTCGCAAGGATACCACTCGTCCGATGTGGGGCAACCTCGTCAACACAAAGCTTCCTAAGATGCGGCACTGGGCTGAGGCGATGGTTGACTATCTGAGGAACCCATCATGAGAGTACTAGTCACGGGTAACCTTGGGTTTGTTGGTCCGCTGGTTGTTGCCAGGCTAAAGGATAAGCGCATTGAGACGGTAGGCCTTGACACGGGGTGGTATCTTCCTACGTTCGACTCCGAGAGGGCGCTTCACTCCTTGCCGGATGCGCAGTTGTTTGCTGACCTAAGGGACCTTGGGACCTTCTCCTTGCCGTCCAAGATCGATGTCGTCATCCACCTTGCTGGGCTATCAAATGACCCACTGTCAGAGATTGATAATACCGCAACGAGAAGGATCAACTTCTTTGGGACAGCACGTCTGATCCACTACTACCCACTTGCTCGACATGTCGTTGCATCGTCAGCGTCGGTATACGGGGCAACCCCGCATGGGGAAACCTCTAAAGAGACTGACGCTCCCAACCCGCTAACGCCATACGCACAGGGAAAGCTCGACATCGACAAGCATCTTCTCGACGCGGACAAGACCGAAGGCGAGTTCAACTGGATGTCGCTACGGTTCGGTACGCTATGGGGATTCAGTCCAAACATCCGACGCGACCTTGTGGTCAATGCGTTCTGTTGGCAAGCGGCAAAGAGCAGGGAGATCGCACCAGCGCAGAATGCTCGTCGTCCCCTGCTCCATGTCGAAGACGCTGCGGACATGCTTGTTGCCGCTGCGGTGACGAACTACAGGGGCGTGGTAAACTGCGCCGCTGAGAATACAACGGTGTTAGAGATTGCAGAGAAGGTTGCTCGCGCAACCGATTCGTCGCTCGTCCCATGCCCAGAGTCGAACCTCGACGCTCGAGACTACTGGCTTGACACTGCGCGTATGCGCGAAACAATTGGTGATGGGCATACGTTCATCACGCTCAATGACCAGAAGGCAATCGACAAGGTGTATCAGGAAGCCAAGCGTCGTGGCGATGCGTACCCGACGCGCATCCAGCGCATCAAGGAAGTTATGGAGCACTACGGCAAACTCTAGCATTTGACAAACAGCAAACTAAGAGCCTATACTCCCCCTATGGGAAGCGTAAAGAACGTGATAGAGGCTCAACTAGTTAAGCGTGAGCCTCGTCCTTCTAAGCAGAAGTGGCGGGGCTCTTTGCTTGGCGGTTGCGTCCGCGCCCATTGGTACGATGCGAATAGCGTACCAGAGACAGAGCCATTCGAAGACAAGTTGTTTGGCATCTTCAAGGTAGGCAACGTACTTGGCGAAGTGATCGTCGACATCCTGAAGGAGTCGGGGGAGCTTGTCAAGATTGATCCCGAAGTTCCGGTGGAGGTTCCAGAATGGAACTTTGCTGGCAACATCGATGCGGTTGTCGAATGGAAGGATGGCAAGCGATCTGTGCTTGAGTTCAAGACAGAGTCGTCGTTTGCTCGCAAGTTTCGGAAGGGTGAGCCAAAGCGGGAGCACATGATCCAATCGTCGTCTTATGCGGCGGTGCTGGATCATCTTGGCACGCCAGTGGATGATGTCAGGGTCGTGTACATCGAAAAGGACACGTTCTCAATTGACGAATACATCATCCCTCCCGAGTGGAAGGATCGAGCACTCAGAACGATTGGAGTGCTGAACTATTACGGGGATCGGATACCACCTCGAATCCCTGACGCATGGGCGAAGTCACCTAAGGGTGAGTTGAAGTACCCATGCTCGTATTGTAGGTGGAAGACAGCATGTAGGAGCAGCCGATGAAGTTAGCAGCAAAGCTTTCTCAGGTCATGGCTAAGGTTGGCTATGTCCAGAAGGGTGGAACAAACTCTGCCCAAGGGTACAAGTACGTGATGGCATCCGACGTTGCCGACAAGGTGCGTACCGCACTTGGTGAGTTGAACGTCATCATGATCCCAGCAGCGGTCGATGTGATCTCTGAGGGTACTACGCCAAGCGGCAAGCAGACCATCATGACGGCACGATACACGTGGCGCTTCATTGACGGCGATACTGGCGAGAGCCTTGACATCCAGACGCTTGGGTCGGGAGCCGACAGTGGGGACAAGCATGTCTACAAGTCATCGACTGGTGCCTTGAAGTATGCGCTACTCACAGCGTTCCTTATCCCAACGGGGGATGACCCAGAGAATGATAGCGGGGATGCCAACGTAGCAAAGGCTGCGGAGCGGATCTTCGGGGATACCGTCAAGACTGCGGCAAAGCCAGCGACAAAGAGCGCATCACTTGAGGAGGTAGATTTCTAATGGAGACGATTCTGTTCTGGTTCAGCGACAAGTTTGAGCCAGAGGTTAAGACACTTCCATCGGGCGTAAAGATCCTTTCGTTTAAGGGATCGATGAACTCATACGAGTATCAGTTGTGGGTTGACAGCGGCAAGAAGACTGAGAAGCCAGCCAACCGATACCTGTACGTGACGTTCACATCATTCGACGAGCCTTCGTGGGATCACGTTCATAAGATCCGCGAGTGGGCGAACACGCAGAAGCCAGAGGGAGATCCTCGTTCTGACGCTGTTGCGATTGGTAAGTGGGGCAAGACCATCGAGGTCAACGGGAAGAACTATGCCGACTTTACCCTTCGAGAGATCTCGCGCTGCGTCTGGGGACCGATGGCCCAGCGAGGCAATAAGGAGTGATCGAGTCGCCATATGATGCGGTCGAAGCCTCGCGCTGTGCGCTGGACCGAATGGCGAAGACTACTGCGGCTGGGTGTGATCGCAAGAGCGAGGGCTGCCGCTGGTGCGAACACCCAGTCCGCGTCCTGCTGAATGCAGTGCGCGAGTACATCGATAACCCTATGAACAGTGTAGCAATTAGCAACTACCAGAAGGGGTCGCTTATATGAGTCCTGCAGTTAAGGCTGGTAAAGGAGATCGCAAAGCTCCCAAATGGGAGAACCGACCATGCGTTAAGTGTGCGTTGGCGATAGAGAAGCAAGCAGACTCGTACAAGTTGCAGTCCATCGAGTTTAACGGACCACGACGGAGCACCGAGTGGCATTGGGTACACAGGAAGTGCATTGGAACGGAGGGTAAGAATGGCTAAGATGAAAGACATTGCAATCGAAGAGCGCAATGATATGCTTGAACAGTTTAATGGGGCATTGCTTGCCGACGGGTTTGAGGATGCGCTCATCGGATACGGGCAAAGGTTTAGTTACCCAGTTGCAATCTATGATTACGATAAATGCCTGAAGATCCTGATCGAGCGTGATGGCATGGAGTACGATGAGGCGTTGGAGTTCTTTGACTTCAACGTTGTCGGAGCATACGTTGGGGAAAGCACCCCAGTGTATTTGATACTTCGTGCCTGACGCTGATCGTTCCCGTAGGGGGAAGAACAATCGCAAGCGTGGGAATTCCATCGAGTTGTCGGTGGGCAAGATGATCGATGGAAAGCGCGTGGGTATGTTTGGGGGCAAGGTCGATGTAGAGAATGACCACCTCCAGCTACAGATTAAAAGTGGCGGGACATTCCCAGAAAGAATCTGGGACCTCATCCAGTCGATTGAATACCGAGCAGATCGATTGAGGGGGGCAGTGCATGTAAGCACTGAAGGCTCGGGAACCAAGCGAAGGTACATGATAACATTTGATTTGGAGGAATACATTAATGATGAACGTGTCTCTTGAACCGCGAGTTCTAAACGGCGGAGTATTTCAAGACAGCAGAGGATACTTCTCCGAGGTCATCAAGGACCCATATAATACAATCCCTGGGTTTGAGATCCGCCAGGTTAACGCCTCGTGGTCTATCGCTGGGGTATTCCGTGGACTCCATGCCCAGTTGTTCATGGACAAGGCAATGTACGTGTCGTCTGGCAAGGCGATCATCTTTGCTGTGAACATCGACCCAAAGTCAAAGCTGTTTGGTGAAGTCATCTCCGAAGAGTTGCAGGCTGGGGACGGTAAGTTGTTCTACGCCCCATGGTGGTGGGCTCGAGGGTTCATCGCACTTGAGGATTCGACAGTCACATACTTCTGCTCGACAAAGTACAACGGCAAGAGCGAAGTGGCAGTGAACTATCGTTCGTTCCCAAAGGTAGAGGAACTAGTAGAGAAGTATAACGCAACAATCATTTCAGACAAGGACCTTACGTCGGCCAGCGCGGACAAGGAAGTCCTTGCTCAGTGGATTGAAGGCGCATCATGAGCGTACCGTACGCAAAGAAGAAGCCAACAATCGAGGGAGGGTTGCTGGCGTGGACTAAGGCATTCAACTACATCTATGCTGCACTAGAAGAAAAGTCAGGAGAACTTCCTGAACAGTTCAAAGATGCGGCAAGGATCACGCAGTCGACATGCGCTGCACAAGAGGCGACCAAGTTGGTCGGGGAGGTATCAGTTGGCGACTAACCCTGAAGATCAGGAAATCAATCCCTCCGCCCTCGAGAAGGTGGTCAGGGCTATCAAGACCCCAGTGGCAACCAAGCGTTCGCGTACGGCCCTCCTACTGGCATTTGCGGGGCTTCTGGTAGCCCTTGCTCCCCTACCGTGGGGCTCTCTGGGAGCTGCGACGCTTATCCTCATCGCCGCAGACCAGCCTGCATGATGACGGGCATTCCATGCCCTAGGTGCAAGTCCCTAAACATTAAGGCGACACGTAAGCCATACAGGTTGCTTACAGATAGGCTCTCACTACGATTGTGGGAGTGTACCAACTGCGAAACACGGTTCATGATGGCGAACGTTGTAGTTAAGGATGAGACAGCAGACAGATTGGAGGAGATCTATGACAAGGAAAGTACCGAAAGAGTTCTCTGATTACTTCAGTGGGTTGTCCGAAGAAGCATTCAACATCCTCGTCGAGCGACAAGAAGGATACGGACCAGCAAACATCGAAGGTCTTGGACCATACGGTGTGTTCTCACGACTGGCATTAGACAAGTGCGGACGCATTGCCACGTCGCTCAATGGAACCATCAAGTCTGGTGTCCCAGAAGTAAGCAAAGATTGGTTCAACGCTGGTGTCCGTGATGCGTTGATCGACATCTCCAACTACGCGCTGATCCTTATCGCTCTTGGCGAGAACAAGTGGTCAGCAGTATCAAGGGCTGATGAAGTCAAGGCTAACAAGAAAGTAGAAGACCGTGGAAGATTTACAGATCGCAAAGTCCAAACTAATAACAATCATCGGCAGAACGAACTTGCCGAGCTCCGAGATAAAGGAGCAGATTATTAGGGCTCTTGGTAATCCCAACCTCATGCAGGAACGCTACCTACAGAACGTCCGGTATGGTCTGAGTCTAGCAGTCGGAGTGCTCGATGAGATGATCGAGGCAAAGAGTGTTCAGAAATAGACCAGAGAAGTTCTTCCGCGAAGAGGCGGCTCGCCTCGGCATGAGCCTTCGATCTTATTGCAAAAAGTTTGGGATCGTCTACGCATCCCTGATAGGTAAAGAAGTGGGGTACGGTGAGCCTACCGTACCCCTTTCTTCTTTGGAGGAGAGCCGCCTCGACAAGGCTCAGTTCAAGCGCAAGGACTAGTCGTCCTCCTGCTCTGTCATCCCATCTTCCATGAGGTCATCCTCATAGATCGACTCTGCCACGTCGTGCTCGCAAGACCCGCATAGCAGATCCTCCTCGTACATCTCTTCGACATCGTCGATGTTTGCTATTGCGCCACCACACAGGTAGCACGTAGCGACTTCTAGATCCACCTGCTACTCCTTGTCCCTGAATGTGGTCGTGGACTTCTGGAACGACAGTTCGACCATCCCCGTCGGACCATTCCGATGCTTGGCAACGATTGCCCGTACATCCTCATACTCTTGCGTGATCTCTGTCTGCCCCTGTCGCCACAGCATGAGGACAACGTCCGCATCCTGCTCGATGGCACCTGAGTCTCGCAGGTCAGATAGCCGTGGCTGTCCCCCCTCACGATGCTCAGATGATCGACTCAACTGGGACAGCGCGATCACTGGGACGTTCATCTCACGGGCTAGACGCTTCAACCCACGGCTGATGTCGCTAGTCTCGGATACCCTGTTGGCGTCCTTCGTGATTCGGTCAGCGGTCATGAGTTGGAGATAGTCGACCACGATCATGTCGAGCCCATGCTCCGACTCGATCCTGCGGCACCTCCCCCTGATCTCTGACGGGCTCGCCACTGGCGTGTCGTCAATGATGATCTTCGCATCGAGCAGACTCCCAGCCGACGCAGCGATCCTCGCCATGTCGATGCCGTAGATGTCCCCCCTTCTGATCCTCCCAATGTCGATGCCAGAGACACCAGCCACCAGTCGAGTGGACAACTGCTCCTTGCTCATCTCCAACGAGAACACGGCGACGCTCTTGCCGTGGTTGACTGCTGCGTGCTGCGCCATGTTCAGCGCGAGGCTCGTCTTACCGACCGACGGTCGAGCTGCGACGATGACGAGGTCTGACTTCTGCCATCCCCCCGTGATCCTGTCGATGCTCGATAGCCCAGACGGTATGCCAAGCCGCTCGCCCTTGTGTTCGAGCATAAACTTGATGCGCTCGATAGTCTCTGGGATGAGGCGGTCAAGCGTGATGGCATTCTCCGCCCGTCGTCGCTTGTTCAATCCGTAGATGATGGTCTCTGCCTGATCGATTGCTGTGTCGACCTTGTCGCTATCACCGTAGCCGATCTCTGCGATCTTGTGTGCTCCGCTGATGAGTGAGCGCATGACTGCCTTGCGTTCAAGGATGTCGATGTACTCTGGTGCGTTGATGGATGTCGGCACTGACCGAACGATGTCGGACAGCATCGAACCCCAGCCAGTCCCATCCAATGGGGTGCTCTTCGACAGCGCGTCGGACACCGACACAGAGTCTGGGATGCCACCGCGCTTAACGATAGAGGCGATGGCTAAGAAGACTGTGCGGTTATCCTGCGAGTAGAAGTCTTCATCCGATAGCCGCTCGACCCCAAGCGACGACATCGTTGGGTCGATCAACATCGAACCCAAGATGCCGCGCTCTGCCTCTGATGAGAACGGTGTCGTCCTGCTCATGATGGCTTCGTCAATGATCCGAGGAACGCGAAGAGAAACAGGGCTCCGATGACCCACGACATGATGTTCATGGCTGTCCTTTCATTATCTGGTGCTGTTGCGCGGATAAATAGTCTTTGGACGAGTCCAGCCGCATCCTCCGTCGGAAGGATCACAGAACCCACCGTCCGCTTCTGGGTGATGACAGTTTGGGCACGGCTCGACTGAGTATTTGGGGTGGTATAGCGTCCACGACGAGCCGTCATCCTTTGCGACCCGAGTTCCAGACCGAACGGGTCTTGACTTTGACTTTCGTGTGCGGAGAGATAAGTTCGCCATTTTTTACCTCCTTCGGCTCATACCCTAGCCCAGCAAACATGCTTGGTAGGGTTAGTGTACTCTCATTGAAGTTCCAGTGCAACTCAGGCTCGCTGTTATGGCATGCGTCGGGGGTACATGCCACCTCCAACAGCCTCCCGCCAGTATCGTCTGGCTCCCTTTGGGTCAGCGTCATGACGACCCTGCCCCAGAGGAGACAGTCGTCGCACCAGAAGGCAGCCTCTGTGGTGTCATCTCGAATCCATTGGGGGTCATGCCCCAGTTCCTTTGCCTTGTCGAGTGCTGCGCGCACGTTGTTCCAGAACTTCCGTTCAAGGTTCTCCTGACCATAGTTTCTCCCCCTACCCATTACCTTCCACCTCTCATGTACCTTACAAATACTTTGTCCGTACCCTTGCCCAAGTCGTGGCCGAGGGCGATGAACCCCAGTGGGCTCATGTCGATGATCGACCTCCCTTGACGGCATGCCCCGCAAAAATCCCTGACGATCAAGATGACGCTTCGACCAGTCGTCTTGCTGGTGATCCTTAGTGGCACTGGGGTCATGCCGTAGCGGAACCAGCCAGCCGCTGCGTACCACTTGTCCTCGCCTTTCAGGTAGGGGTGGCACGTGTCAGTCCTCCCGAGGTATACGACACCTTCTGGGCATCGAGCTCCGTACCACGTGGCTCGATCAGGGATTGGCGACTGCCCCACGATGAGAGCAGCCGCCAAGATCGCCGCGATCAAGACTTCTCATCCCGTTTATCGGTCATGAGGTTATCGACGATGACCGCATTGAAGTGCTCAGTCCACCACCCGCACTTGCGGCAGGTGAACAGATAGTCCATCGTCCCATCGAACGGGTACTCGTCGATCCTGTTGCCGCCATACTCCCATCCGCCATCCCCGTCAGAGATGATGTCGTACGAGATGATGACCGCTTCGTTGCTGGTGATCTCCCCTTCACATCCCTTGTGCTCGATTCTGTCAGCGTGCTGGTTGATCTGCTGCTCTATGGTGCTCATGAATCCTCCTCATTCCCGAGCACGACCTGTGCTCGATGAAACTCTTCCTCGCATGTCCCCCTGTGGGCGCATGAGATGATCTGTTCATTGTCTTGGTTATCCCAGATCAGGTCGAACCACCTGTCCGTCTCGTGATCCTCCCACATCAGCATCGTGTACCCGTAGCACGCATCCGCGATGGGGAAGTTCCCTTCGAGGGCTTCCTTAGCCGTCTGGTAGTACTTGTGCCTGAGTCCCTGCTCGTTGACCTCGAACATCACGCGGTCGAGTGGAGCCGACCAGATGGTCAGTGTCCTGTCCGCGCTGCCCAGATACTCTTCGTGAACCATGTTCCACTTACTCATAGCGACCACGCAGCCACTTGCTGAGGAGCGCGTCGAGGATGTCGTAGCCCTCCTCTGTCACTCGATCACGGAAGTCTTCTCCGTACTTCTCCAAGAACTCGTTAGCCTCCTGATCGCTGACCTCATGCCCACTGCCATCGAGCACTGCCATCACATCCATGTACGTGAACCCCATGACTTCAACCATCTTCTTCTTCATGCTTCCTCCTCCTCATCATAAACTCTAACCTCTGTGATCGTATCGTCCTGATCTCCAAACTCCCAATCAACCTCTAAACTATCTTCGGCTATACCCCTTGCCTCTGATAGGGAATCAGCGTATACCACCGCTGTCATCTCCGTTGTTCGCGTTGCGAACACTAGAAACTTCTTCTCTGTCATAACTCCTCCTATGAGAACAGGATCTCGCGCTGCGCAACTTGCGCAAACCCAACGACATCCTGCTCTGAGATTCTCTCTTCGAGTTCGGCAGCGTTAAGCCGCGTGAGTGGCTTGTACTGATCGTCAAACACCATACCCTCCATCTCTGCGATGAAACCACGCGCTGCGTCCAGTGCCTCGGCTTGGGTTCCATACACCCCGCCGACCACATCACCTTCGATCCAGAAGGCGTTGACGTACATGACAAACTCATTGCCGATTGGCTCTGATGGCTTGCCGTTCGTCTCCCATCCCATCACTTACCACCCTTCTCGGCATCCATGCCGCTGCTATACGCTCTGAGGAGATAGTACATCACCCTCTTCGGCACTGCTCCGATGCCGAGCACATCCCTGCGCCCACCGTCGGAGTTGATTGTCTGGACAAGTTTCCACCCGCCCCACTCCCCTGTCAGGGAGTACCAGCCGATGGTGGGACGGGCTACCCCGTCCTCACCCTCGCTGTACCTGTCCGTCCCCTCGGGATGCCCATGCCGCACGTTGATGCCGCGCAGCATCTGATCGAGGTCAGCCTTCGTGATCTTGTCAGCCATAGACCACCGTCCCGAAGATGGTCATCTGGAAGATGACATCGCAGCCCGTAGCGTCTAAGTCCATCTCGACATCCCCGTTCTCACCACTGAACCCGTTGAACAGGTGCGGGAACCTTTCGAGCGCCAGAGCCGTCCCCACTTCGAGGTTGGCGATGGTGATCTCGAACCAGTCGTTCGGGTTTCTCTCGGGGGCAACCTGCTCCTCATCCTCTTTGATGCGCACCAGCACCTCGAAGCGAGGGATGTCGCGCAGCATCTTAGGGTCGAGAGACTCCCCATTATCGAGGTACCAGTTAGTCCACTTGTAGTTCTTACACTCAGCCCAGTACCCCGTCCCTCCCTCGATAGCCCCGATCACGATGTCCGTTGCGTCCTTAGGTGTGAGTTCCAGTGCCTTGATCTTCATGACCGTACCTCCCTGACATAGATGGTGATGCTCTCAGGCTCACCAGTTGATGGCGCGAGCCTCGCGCAGTACTTGCCGTTGACCAGCGCCTCAGCCGCCACTTGCCACTCCCCGAGCAGCGTCTCGCAGCAGTAGTAGGCTTCCAGTTCGGCTCGACGGTTCGCATCTTCGAGGGTTGTAATCCCCACGATCTCAGCCTTGCCCGTCTCATCAGTTCGCTTGTCGTACATCTCGACTTTGAACATAAAACCCTCACTTTCTGGCGGGATTGTCCCGCCTCACCTCACCTTAAAGCCCTCCGCCTCCCCTGTCAACAGCCTCCCCGTGAACGCTGCCGGACTTGGGGGGTAAGAGCAGGGGGCGGGTGCTAGTCCCCGCCCCCCGAAGTCAACGCGCTAGCAGTCGAAGCCGCCAGCACCAGTACATGGTGGCAGCAGGATCAGCCCCACGATGAGCACCACGAAGATGCCCAGCCACAGCCAGACTCTGCGCCGTTCAGCCTCGCGCTCGGCATGCCATGCCGCCGAGGTGCGGAGCGGCTCGCGCCGCTTCATGATTCCCCCCCTACCTGCTCATCGAAGCAGTATCGACACAGGTAGTAGCCGCTCCCTGACTGGTCGCAGTCGCAGGGGGGGCGGAGCCCCGCCTCATGACATGCGGAGCACAGCATCCCTCGTGAACTTGCCCACGAGCCCAAGCCCAGAGCCCCACAGTCGACGCAGTGCCGCGCCTGACGGTCGAAGGGAGGGGGCGCGTCCCCTTCCCCGTCCCCGTCATCCCCTAGCCCGAGGTCGACGGTAGGGGCTAGCCCCTGATCGACGAGCCCACGGGCTAGGTGTAGCGCCTCGTCGAGCGTCTCGAACTCCACCGATACGGTGAACCGCTGCGGCTCGATCATGACTCGCCGCCTTCGGACTCTTCCGCTTCTGGCGCGTAGTCCGCGACATAGTGGGAGCCTATCGAGTACCAGTCGACGGAGCCGAGACAACCGCGAGCGAAGTGAGCCGCAAGCCCCCCTTCGTAGTGCTGGTCGAGCGTCTCCTCGACGTACTCCTCGACGCGGTCGCGCACCCACTGCCCCACGGCGTAAGCGTCTCCCTCGTGCTCCTTGACTGCGTCGCGGATTGTGTCCTCGTCGATTACTCCCTCTCCGACGTACAGCGCGACGCTCCACGTCTCCCAGTTAGTCCACCCGTTGTATTCCCTGTCCGTCATGGTTCTAGCCTCCTGACCTGTTGCGGCTCCCACAGTGGCAGCCGCTGGGGTGAGTCTATGGGAGCCCTACGCAGGGTGTCAAGGCTCCCCGCCTCTCCCTTCACTCTCCCCCTGGCGGGTGCCGGGGGAGGCCGTTCAAGCTGCTACGGCTGGGCTATTGACATGGCTGGCGGGGGTGTCCTAGTCTCTGGGTGTCGGGTCAGCGTTCCTGCTAGGGGAGGCGCTCGACATGATCGGAAGGGGTACACGAGATGTGTGAACAGTGCGACACGAAGTCGACGGACATGGTCGAGATTCTGACCAAGCCACAGGTTGCCAGTCTGGCAACAGTGGCACCACAGGCTGAGACGGTCGACACGGTCGACACGCTGCGCACCACGTTGGCGAACGTGGTCAGCAACACGGGCGCAGAGATCGGGAACCTGACCCGTGAGGTCGAGAGTTTCAAGGCTGGCGGTGCGCTGGCTGCTGAGGTCGTGGCGGAGATCGCTCGACACTTGGGTGCGAGGCTCGACGCGAACTCGCACGATTTCGGCAACTCTTACGGGTCGGGTGCGCTCGACTTGGTGCGAGAGACTACGGACAGACTGCGGGGTCGGGTCAGCGTTCAGGACTCCGTGATGGTGGCGCTGGTCGAGTGGCTGCTGCCGCACCAGTGGCGTGAAGCGTTCGTATCGAACTTGGCGGATGATCTCCGTGATCAGGTCAGGGATGAGATCAGGGAAGAGATCGAGGAAGAGATCAGAGACGAGGTCAGAGACGAGATCAGGGACACGCTGTCGAGTGTTGGCAGTCTGATCGACGAGATCGAGACGGCTGCCAGCACCATTCGAGACGAGGTCGACGGCATTTAGCACCTAGCAGCCCTAGCAGGGACAGAGACCCCCGCCCAGTGTGGCGGGGGTCTCTCTTTGTCTCGACTCTCCCCAAAGGCTCCCTTCACTCTCCCCCAGGCGGGTGCCGGAGTAAGTCCGTCGAGCTGCTGGCCGGTGCTGTCGGGCTGGTCGAGTCTTGGGCTGGTCGATACGCCCGACATGGGGGTGCGAGGCTGGTCGATTCTGGCATCGGGAGGCGCTGCTAGGTGGGGCGGGGTAGGACACAGGGGGGGTGCGCTAGCGTGTCTCTCCGTGGCTCCTGTGCCAACGTACGGCACGAGGGGGAGGCTGGTCGAGCGTGCCAGAGTCGACTCGAAGGGGGTGGGGGGTAATCCCCTTCCCTCCCATCTCACCATGCCGGGGTTGTCTGTCGGCCTCTGGTGTCCTCGATTATTTCTGACCCCCTCTCCCCCCCCAGTATTTGCTGAAATCTAGGCGTGCGTGGAGGAATACCCACTCCTGGACTATGCACACTCACTGACAACCCGCCGCCCTCCCCTCAAAGTTAAATGAGCATGCCACCCTAGGTTTGCATTGACAGGTATATGAACAGAAAGCCTTCCCAAAATATAAAAATTCGTACCAGCACGCAAATGACAGAACATGCATAGATTGTTAAGAAAACTTAATGTGCAACATTTGTCAAAAAGGGCCTGTTTTTGTGGTTATAAGTGGGGGGATAGAGGGGGGCGAGAGAAACCTCCCCGATCTCCAAACATGTAACACTAAAAAGAACGCGGGGAGGTAAGAAGACCCGCAAGATTCCCTCCGGTTTAAG